CGCGCGCGGGCCGCCGCGGCGGCGGCGGCGGCTGGGGAACCGCCCGCCATGGCAGCGCTGGCCGCTGCGCTGGCTTCGCGCCAGCAGGAGCCGACGTGCAGCGAGAACATGCCGGTCACGCGCTACGATCTCGACCGGGAGCAGAAGCTGGCCGCGAAGGACAGCGAGATCGCGCTGCTCAAGGCCAACACGTACAACGACGGCAAGATGCTGGAGGTGTACGGTTATATCGATGGGCAGCTCAAGGACGTCCGTGAGGCGCTGTGCAAGCAGGCCGTCCACAACCAGCGCACCGAGGACAGCTTCACGCTGGTCAAGCAGGACGTCGAGTCTGTCCGCAAGGAAGCGCTTGACGCGGTCAAGATGGAGGCCGAGCGCCGCTGCTGCGGTGACAACTCCATTGTCACCTACGTCAACGCGACCTTTTATCCAAAGCAGGTCGCCGACGTCACCACGGGCACCGCGACCACGGCGCAGACTCTCTACAACCCGATCCAGCGCTGCTGCAACAAATAAGCAAACGGGGCGGCAATCGCCGCCCCATCCTTAAAGGAGGGAAACTGCAATGACAGTGACGATAGATCAGGCCATGCGCGGAATTTTGCGCTTTTTTGATACAGTAGCATCCCCACATATGGACGAGGTGCGGTCCTTTGTGGCAGGCGTTGGGTTGTCTTTGCTGGCAGACGGCAGCAAAGAGCAACTGCTTGTACTGAGAGATAACCCGTGGGTCAAAGCAATGCAAATTATGGATGAGCACGGGGATATTGACATTGACAGGCTCTATAATAAGGCAAGACCTCGGCTCGATGGACGAAAACTCCCGATAAGGATTCCGTTTATCGGCAAACTAACTTTTGTTGCGGACGATATTGACAGTCTATACAAGTACATTCAGGAGGCATGATATGCAGGAATATATTGAAAAACTCCATAAGGAGTTGCATGAGATCATGGAACGTCCGGTGACGCTGGGGCGCGCGGAGGAAGTTATGGTGTATGCGGATACTATCTGCGCGCTGCATAAGCTAGGTGACGACCATTTTCGTGAGTCCACGAAAATGATGGAATTTACCGAGGACGACGCAAAAGCGTGGAAGGCCCGCATGAAGAACGCCGACGGCTCGACCGGCCCGCACTGGACGATGGAACAGACGACGGCCGTGGCCGAGAGCATGGGCATTCAGGCGCCTGTGGTCCCGCGCTGGGCGTGGGGCGTGACCATGAACATGATGTACTCGGATTACTACCCCGTCGCCGTAGAGTTCGGACTCAACCGCCCGGAGTTCTACGCCGCGCTGGCAAAAGCGTTTCTGCTCGATAAAGACGGCCCGGGGCCGGAACAGAAGCTCATGGCGTATTATGAGCATATCGCAAAATAAAGAAATCCCTCCTGTCACCAGGAGGGATTTCAGCTTGCTATAGAATCTATATTTAGATGGGATTCATTCATGCGTACCGAATAAATGTATAACCATCAATCCGCGAGGGGGTAGAGGGTGACGTGCATGTCGCTGCCGGATTTGGTGTAGGATTTGGTCTGTTTATGGTAGAGGACCTTCTGCAGGACAGTTTTCAGGAGGGCGTTTCTCTCCTGCGGGGATGCGGCGAGCGGGTAGGTCTCGAGGACGCGGCGGACGGCGGGGGCCAGACGGGCGCGGGCCTGCTTGGCACGAGCCAGCTCGGTGATCGTGGTCTGACTTGCCTCGATGCGGTCGACGATGACCTGCTTGTCAGCGGCGAGCGCCTGCGAGCGCTGCAGGAATATCTCCGGCGTATAGACGCCGGTCTCGACAAGCTCATACGCGCGGGCCTCCTGCGCCTCCAGCTTGGCAAGCTGCTTGCGGTCGGCGGCGATCGAGGACTCGAGCGCGGTGCGCATGGGCGTGTCATCTGGCGCAGCGGCCTCACCGAGCTCCAGCTCACGCAGCCAGCCACGCAGAGCATCCAGCACGGCGTCCTCCACATCATCATACCACGCGCTGACGGTCGTGCAGCCGTAGGAGGGACAAAGGAGCGTATCACGCCGGCCGCCGGACGACGGGCGGCGCACCATCACGCGGCCGCACTGGTCGCAGCGGACGAGACCGGCGAGGCTCGTCACGGTTCCCCATGCGCCCTTGCCGCGCGGGCTGGCGCTGGAATAGCTCAGAGCGACGGCCTTGTCGTACTGCTCCTGCGAGATCAGGCCGTCGTGCAGCCCTTTATAAAGCTTCAGATCCTCCTGCCGGGTGCGCGGGCGGCTGACGACGACGGAGCCGTCAACGATGCGCTTTGTCTCTGGCCTGCCGCCGGATTTGATCCATCCGGCGTTTGCCGGATTGCGCAGGATATCCAGCACAGAGTCCGCGCGCCAGAGGCTGCCGGAGTTGGTCGGGACGCCGAGGCTGTTCAGCCGCGTGGAGATCGCCTTCGCGCCGATGCCCGCGCAGCCCTCACCGGTGTACCAGTTGTAGATCTGCCGCAGGACTGGGGCCTGCTCCGGGTGCGGGACGAGCTTATAGCCCTTGTCGTTCGGCAGCTTCTCGCGCAGCCAGCCGAAGGGCGTCTTGCCGGAGATCCATTTGCCCTCGCGCAAGGACGCATCCTTCCCGCGGGACAGGCGGCGTTTGATGGTGTTGTATTCCCGCCGGGACATGAACAAACCGAACTCGAAGTATTCCTCGTCCATTTCGTTGTTTGGGTCATAGACTTTGTTCGGGGTAACGATCTTTGTATTGGAATACTTGAAAGTCTGAGCAATAATGCCCTGGTCGATGGTGTCACCGCGCGCCAGGCGCTCGACCTCCATGACGATGACGCCCGCATAGTTCCCGGTCTCGACAAGCTGCAGGACCTTCTGCACCTCCGGCCGGACGGCGATGGAGTCGCCGGTCACGACTTCCTCGCAGATTTCCACGACGTTCAGCCCGCGGCTTTCGGACAGCGACAAAAGCGCGGCCCGGTGCCGTTTGAGCGTGTCGGTCTGGCCGAGGGCTTCGGCCTCCATGTCCTTCCGGGACTTGCGCAGGTAAATGATGTACTGCGCGAGCGGGTCGGCGATTTTCCAGGTAGATGTAAATTTCATAAGCAGATTCTCACCACAAGGGCAAAAGGTTATACGGATACCGCTCCGGCGCTGGGCCGGGGCGGTTTGATTTATGCGCGGAACCAGCCGATCGATGGGCTGAGTACGTCGGCCACAAGCGCGAGGGCACACAGCGAAAGAATGCCCAAGAGGATGAGCGTCACAAGCCGGTGCATGCGCAGGGACTTCTGCTGCTGGGCAAGCTGCACACGAAGCGCCGCGTTCTCGGCGAGGAGTTTTTCGGCATCGGAAGGCTCGACAGGCTCATCATGCGGAATGCCGAAATACTCATCCATAGAAACGCCCATCTCCCGGCAGATCGGGCCGACCGTGTAAACGGACGGATTTTTGATGTCGCCGCGAAAGAACTGGGAGACGGTGCCGACGGAAAGGTCGGTATTTTCAGCGACGTCCTGGTTTGTTTTGTGCGGAGTGATCGTCTGCTTCTGCTCACGGCATAAATCAGATAATTTTTCCTTCAAAACATGTCATTCCCCCCAAAAAAGCAAGACGTCTGACTGCAAAAAGCAACTGCCATATCTTTACAAGACTACCGTGGACAGGCTACCCTAAAGTTACAGACGGCTCCCGGTCGCCTGCGCAAGCAAAAGCCCGCGCCGTTGTTCGGCCAGCGGCGCGGGCGACGCCCACCTATATCTTACAACTTTTGGGAGGCGCGAACAAGACGCAAAGATTAACAAAAAATGAACGCGGTTTTTGTGGAGAAATGGAGACGGAGATGGAAAAGACGATGGAACAGATTGAGAACATTTTAGAGTGGGCCACACTGGATCAGCTGAAAATCATCCTGCGATTCCTGCAGAACATCATAAAATAAGAGCCGGAACAGGAAACCGTTCCGGCGGGGAATTATTCGACAGGGAAAGGGTTGCCGCAGGAGCGCAGACCGTCGATGTGCTCAAACAGATCGTCTTTTACAGACTGTTCGAGCGGGTCGAGAACGACATCGACGCCTTCACGCCGGGCGAGTTTGGAGGCAGGGACAAAATCACTGTCACCGGCGATCAGGACGATCTGGTCGACCTGATGCTTAAAGGAAAGGGACGCCATGTCGATGCCGATTTTCATATCCACGCCTTTTTGCCGGATGGAAAGCTCAAAGTCCTGCGGCGTGAATTCGGCGGGCGAAATAGTGCCGGAGCAAAGTTTTTTGATGGTATCATAGCAGAGCGAGTACACGGTGTTGCTGTCATCCAGCTTGCCGAGGCGAAGTGCGAATTTCCTCTTTGTCTTCAGACAAGCGAGAAATTCGCACATCCAGGCATATTCCGGGGTCGCACCGAGATTTATGGTATGCTTGTAAAGCGGATGGTAAACCTGTTTGTTTACCGGAGGGCAGTCATAGTAAAAGATGCGATACAGGTCGTGGCGGATATTGTGCTCACGAAGATGCCGCTTGCAGTATGTAGCCAGAGCGTCAGCAGTAACTTCCGGCGAATGCTCGCCCCAAAGGAATTTGGAACGCTTGCGGAAGAATCCGCCATCAACGAGAATCGCGGTTTTAGACATAATACCCCTCCATTAACGATCAAAAGCCCTTGGATCTGGCACTCCCCTGATCGTGGGGGGTCAATTCCAAAGGCTTGATTCGCAGCTTTCGCTGTGTCTATAGTATATGCCGCGGCGGACAAAATGTAAACCCGGAATGTTGCACGAAAAAATGCACAAAAATTTGAGGAAAATACAGAATTTTATAGAGCTGCGTTACTTCATGGACGAATCGTAGGGCATGTGCTTGGAACCGTCATCATATCCGTTGAAGTATCCGTGCCTGTATGATTCTTCGTCCTTGCCGGAAAGACGCTTCATGAGAAGATGCTCAACCAACCCCATCAGAAGCAGCGTTGCAGGGAAAGCAAGGATGCCGAGGATGATTGTGAGAATAAAAACGAGGGAACCCGAAACGGTTTTATTATCTGGATCTTTGCACATGCGCCAATGATTCAATAGAGCAGCAACCACATAGATAAGCAAGGAAGCACCGAGATACATAAGCCAATAGCGGAAACTCAAAATACCACCCCTACCAGAATACAAAAATAAACGGAGACGGTCAAGCGTCTCCGTTTATTTTTTTTACGAATCAGTAGGGTGATGGCCGCTTACCCATAGATACCAGAAAGGAATTGATCCTTTGTCATAAGGCCCTCTGGAAGGTATGGGCCGTTATAATTGGAGGGGTCTTCGATGGCATCCGAGAAGCCGTCCTGATACCCATCACTATATCCGCTGTCATAGCCATCCGAAAAGTCGTTTTGGTGCTCTAATTCTGCTGCATGGCGGCCTTTGATATAGCCGTCTTGATGACCTTCGTCATAATCGTCTTCATGCTCAGAATCAGAATCACCCCAGCCGGAGGAATAGCCATCGTCATACCCGGCGTCATAACCGTCCTGATAGCCGGATTCACGAGCATCTTCAATCTTGCTTTCGTATTCTTGCTGCATTTCCTCTACTTCTTGCCGGGTATAGGTATTTGCTTGACAGCTGACGAGAAGGACAATGAATGCGACGACGTATGCAATCATTAGGCAGTTGTCAAATGCGTTCCCGGACTTGAGGCGCTTGAACATAAATACCACCCTTTACCAGAATACAGAAAACGCCAAGGACAGTCAAGCGTCCTCGGCGTTTTTTGTGTCTTTCGACGAATTATTTTTTTGAAGACTGTCAACAAAATGCTCGATTTTGATCCAGTCTTCCGGGGGTAGGGCCATCAGGAGGGAGAGGAAGCGTTTACGGAAGGAGTCGTCCGCGTCGGACATGATATCTGTGACCAGCAGGCCAAGCTCTTCATTCGCGCTGCGCTGGACGTACATTTCTCCGACACCGTCCTCCAACCAGGCCAGAGACACGTTGAATTCCCGACAGATGTCGGAGATTGTGCGGTCACTGGGGGTGCGCTCTCCCTTCTCAATCATCCATATATAATTCTGAGATAAGCTTATTTTTGCGCCAAATTCAGCTTGAGAAAGTTTCAGAGAGTTTCGAAGCTGGCGGATGCGTTCGTTCATGGTATCACCTCCATGCCGACATCATACAACTATAATCTAACTCTGTCAATAAAAATTTGCGAAAAAGCGAAAAAAGATATTGACAAAAGCTAACTATGGTGTTACGCTGTACTCACAAGTTAGATATTTGGCAAAGCGAGGTGAGATCAATGTCAGAGGAGCAGAAGCAGCAGGCCGAGAAGATCTCGGCGGAAATCAACAAGCTTACGCCGGAAATGCGTGAGAAGGCGCTGATCTTTATGCAGGGCATGGCAGCCATGGTGCAGCCGGCGAAGAGCGAGAAGAAAGAACAGCCAGCGTAAATCTGCAAAATATGGAAAAACTAACGCCGGAAGGAGGCTGACCCATGAGAAAGCCGTATGACCCGATCGCGGACGAAGAGCCGCACATCGTGGCCGAGTATCATTTCCCAAACTGCACGGCGTATATCGCCGACAACTACCTGCGCCGGCTGACGCCGGAGCAGAAGGAGGCCAACCGGCAGGCTGCCCGCCGCGTGGCGTGGCAGATCCTCGAGCGGGCCGCAGCCGAAGGGCGTCTGCCCGCGGCCAGCAATTAAACGCGCCGCAAGGCGCGTACATAGGAGTCGATATTATGGCGAACATCAAGACCTACAACCTGACGCTGGATGCGCAGGAGCTGCACGATCTGATCGAAGCGGCGATGGTGTGTGAGTGCCAGGCGGCGCAGATCATTAACGGACTCAAGCGCAAGGGGCTTGACCTGGACGCGCAGAAGCTCGTTACGCAAAACGCCCGTCTGGCGCGGCTCGTCAGGCGGATGCAGGAGACGAAGGAGGAAACCAATGGATAACGGGAAGCTACACATCGAGATCGGCATGGACGGCAAAAAAACGGTATCTGCGCTATCCGGCAACGCGCTGGAACTGAGCGCTGCTGCAGCGCGAATCCTGAACATATTTTATGCCGCGTTCTGCAAGCAGGGAATAGGCGAGGAATTCAAGAAAACCATGCGCTACTGCGTGAACCAGGAGGACAGCCCGGTATGGATGAAGGAGTTGGCAGAATGAGAACTAACCTTGCAGAGCGGCTCGGGTATGAGCCGGAGGAAGAGACCAGGGAGCGGCAGGAGCGGCTGCTGGAGGAGCTGCGGTACCGGGAGGCCATGCGGCGGGTGGCGAAGACATGCTGCGTGTGGCTGGGCGGCGCGGCCTTTGTGCTGGCGGTGATCGCCGGGTATGCAGAGATGACCGACGCCTGCGTAGCGACCGGCGCGATCGCGCTGGGCCTGACGACCTACGGGATCTTGTGATGGACGAGCAAAAGATCGTAGTCGAGCTCCGGCCGGATCAGCTGGACGATATCGTCGACGCGGTCCTGGCCTTTGCCGATGACTGTGCCAACGACCGGGAGATCCTGCAGAGCATGCCGCGCGTCGACCGAGACACGGTCGAAGACCTGCTGCAGCGCGAGACGGCGCTGCAAACGCTCGCGGCATGGCTGCAGCACGTACAGGAGGAAGCGGAGTGAATTATTTTGCGCCGCGCATGCGGCCCATCCCGCCGCCCTGCGGCCGGAACTGCCCGGACCGAAGCGGCACATGCCGCGTCGGGTGCTGCACATGGACGCTCTACGAGAGCATCCGGAACCACATCTACGACGTAAACCACCGCGACAGGGACAGCCTGCAGCCCGATCTTGCAGCGGGAAAGCAGATGGTCCATGCCGACAACCAGATAAGGAGGCGCAAACACATTGCGAAATAGCATCGACTACCCCGGCGAGCGGGCGCCGCGGCGCCCCGCCGTGATCGCCCAGGCCGGATACACCGGCCAGAACCACTTTTCCGTTACATATGGAGACCAGAAACTAACCGTCCGCGCCGAGGACGGCTATGCGGCCCTTTTTACCGCCGCCAAGCACTGGGGCTATAAATTCACCCGTCCGGAGTACCATCAGAACGCCCGTGCGACCAAGCTCCACTACACGCCGGACACCCGGCCGGGGGCGCTGGTATGAACAAAGATGTGATGTTTTCCAGCGCGACGGATTTGTGGGAAACGCCGCAGAGCTTTTTTGACGCGCTGAACGAAGAATTTGGCTTTGAAACGGACGTCTGCGCGCTGCCGGAGAATGCAAAATGCGCGCGGTATTTTACACCGGAGGACAACGGCCTTGCTCAGACGTGGACGGGCGTCTGCTGGTGTAACCCGCCGTATGGGCGGGAGATCGGGAAATGGGTGCAGAAAGCAGCAATGTCCGCCAACAAAAATGGGGCAACCGTTGTCATGCTGCTGCCCGCGCGGACGGATACAAAGTGGTTTCATCGATACATATACGGAAAGGCGGAAATCCGCTTTATCGCCGGTCGGCTGAAATTCGGCGGCGGCAAGCACAACGCGCCGTTTCCAAGCATGGTTGTGGTATTCGGGCAGGAGAATAAGACATGAGATTTGTCTGTGACTGCTGCCACGATCTGACGAACATCGAGGCCGACAGGATGGAGATCCAGGGCGACAAGCTGATGGTGTACAGCCGCGGCGCCATGCTGGAATGGGCGTGGTGCCAGTACGTTGGGAAACAGACCTGTTTCGACCTGGCGGCGTTTGGAGGTGCAAAAGCGGAATGAAATGGCATATTGCAAGTGTCAGCTGGGGCAAGGACAGCCTGGCCATGCTCCTAATGCTGATTGCCAAGGGCCACCCGCTGAATGAGGTGGTTTTCTACGATACCGGAATGGAGTTTGAGGCGATTTACCACACACGGGATCAAATGCTACCCCGCCTGGAGCAGCTGGGGATCAAGTACACCAGACTGGAGCCGGAAAACCCGTTCCTGTTTGATATGCTGGAAAGGCCGGTTTGCAGTAAGCAGAAAGGCACACACCAAGGTTATGGCTGGTGTGGCGGCCTCTGCCGCTGGGGAACCACGGGGAAGCTGAAAGCCATAGACAGGTACGCGGAGGCGCGGGACGCTATGGTTTACGTTGGCATAGCTGCCGACGAAACGCCGCGACTGGAAAAAGAACGGAAGCCGTATAAACTGCACCCGCTGGCGGAGTGGGGCATGCCGGAAGCCGACGCCATGGCATATTGCTATGAAAACGGGTTTTCGTGGCTGGAGGGCACGATCCGCCTTTATGACGTGCTGGACCGTGTTTCGTGCTGGTGCTGCTGCAACAAGAACCTGCGGGAACTGCGGAATATGTATATTTACCTGCCGGAATACTGGGAGCGCCTGAAAGACCTGCAACGGAAAATAGACAGGCCAATGAAAGGCTATTACAAAGGCAAGCCGCGCGGCGTGTTTGAACTGGAACAACGGTTCCGCGCAGAATTGGAACAGGAGGCAAGAGCATGAGTAAAGCTGTTTTGATCAGCATTCGCCCGGAGTGGTGTGAGAAGATCATCAACGGGCAGAAGACGATCGAGGTGCGCAAGACGCGCCCAAAGATGGATACGCCGTTTAAGTGCTATATCTACAAATGCGGAAACGGAAAAGTCATCGGGGAATTTCTGTGCGATCAGATCATCAACATTAACGGTGCGGGAAGGATCCCGTCGGATGCTGCGCGGCCAACCTGCCTAGAGCCTGCGGAGTTGCACCAGTATCTCGGAGCTGCCACCGGCTTCGGCTGGCACATCTCCAATCTCAAGATTTACGACACCCCGCGCGAACTGCGGGAATTTTACGCTGTGCCAAATGAGGTAGAGGTAGCGCTCAAGGCAAAACCCAAGCCGGTCACCCGCCCGCCGCAGAGCTGGCGGTATGTGGAGGAAGAGACATGGAACGACTGACTTATTTCAAAGACGGATACTGGCGGGTAAATTTCAGCGGAGTGCAGTACCAGGCGGATTTTGTTGATCGACTTGCAGCCTACGAGGACACGGGACTGTACCCGGAAAGCGTAGAGGCACTCAAACTGTCCATGATGGGCAAGGCAATTTCGGAGATCACGGAATTCGAAGGTTTGCCGATTGACCGCCTCCGCGAGCTTGCCGAGGCCGACAAGGACGGGCGCGTGGTCGTGCTGCCGTGCAAGGTGGGCGATACGGTGTGGATTGTAGGCACTGTGAGAAAATTGTATAGCGCAAAAGTTCGGACATTCTTCTGCGGGCATCCGTCCGCAGTGCGTGGGGACGATGTCGATGGACATATACACATGATTCGCACAACAGAGTGCGACATCCCGATGCAAGAATTCGGAAAAACCGTATTTCTGTCGCGCGCCGAAGCCGAGCGGGCGATTCAGGAAATGGAGGGCAAGGGATGAGCTTCAGTAAGAAAAAACGGGAAGCGGTCTATGCGAAGTATGACGGCCACTGTGCCTACTGCGGACGGTCTATCGATATCCGAGACATGCAGGTAGACCACTTCCGGCCGCTGCGAGCGTGGGATATTGAAGAAGCCGGAACAGATGATATTTCAAACCTCATGCCTGCCTGCCGGATGTGCAACCACTACAAGCGGGCAAACACGCTGGAGACATTCCGGCGCTATATCGAGGAGATCCCGCGCAAACTCAGGGAGAACTACATCTACAAGGTGGGAGTTGCCTACGGCAACGTTATCGAGCACGAGAAACCGATCAAGTTTTACTTTGAACAGATTGGAGGGCAAGAAGGATGGCAAAACGTAAAAACATGATGGATATGATGGACATGACGCCGGTCTGTGAGCGGTGTGGGAAGGTCGCGCCGGTGGACGAAAAGCTATCGACTCCGAACTGGACAGTTTACCGGACAAAAGAGCTGTGCGAATGCGGCGGGAAATACACGGCGCGTGCGTTTTTGGACGACAGCGTGCTTTCCTCGTGCGATAAGGAGGCCAACCATGCCTGACGAATACATCAGCCGCGAGGCGGCGCTGAAAGATTTTGAAGCCTGCAACGCGGAAAATCCGCGCTGGACGCCTCCGCGGGTAAAAACGCTCCTGCTGCGTCAGCCAGCCGCCGACGTTGCGGAGGTACACCACGCACACTGGGAAGAAGCGGACTGGCGCGAATATGACGCGCAGAGCGGGGAAACGATTCGCTTTCCTAAAGCGGCAATCGTATGCTCGGACTGCCGGAACGCTTTTAAGAAAGGAACTCTTCGGATTCAGAGTTTCTGCCCGGCCTGCGGCGCGCGGATGGACGGTGCAGCCGAATGAGCGGCCTGCGGTTTGAATCCATGGCGGACATGCCGCCGAGGATGCGGGAGGCTTACGCGCGGCAGATGCGCGACCTCTCAGGCGCTGCGGCGCCAGCTCCCATTCACAAGGGGAGCCATGGGAAGACGAAGTACGGCAGCCGGAAGGATACGCGCGGCGAGCTGCGCTTTGACAGCAAGAAGGAGGCGCGGCGGTATGACGAGCTGATGGTGATGCTGCGGGCCGGGATCATCTCCGACCTGCGGCTGCAGCCGCAGTTCACCTTGCAGGAGAGCTACATCACCGAAACCGGCGAGCGGATCCGCGCGATCCGGTACACGGCGGACTTTTCGTACAAATTCGGCGGCAAGCTCGTCGTCGAAGATGTGAAGTCCAAGCCGACGCGGACAAAGGAGTATTTGCGGAACCGCAAATTCATGCGGTCCAAATTCGGGATCGAGATCCAGGAGGTCTAACATGCCAGAAAAAAACGAGAGCAGCCCGCGCGAAGCATGCGGGATGCCGAAGCAGGGCAATGCCTGCCCGTATGCAAAGATCGCGCCGGTTCTTTGCGCGCGGTGCGGCTGGAACCCGGATGAGCACGCGCGGCGGCAGGCGCTGCCGCTGACCGAGAACGCCGACGGGCTGCGGCGCAAGGATATCAGCCAGCCCGAGGACTAAGACCAGCAATCAGCCGGGGAACCATATTTTTTCGGACTTTGGCCGCGGCCGCTCCGCCATGAGACGGCTGCGGGAGGATCACCCCGGCTCTGCACCCGGCCCGCGAAACCTCAAGCCCGCGGGCCGGGGATAAAAAGCGCGTGTGGAACGTGCGCGCGAATGGGAACCGTCAACGTTACCCCACGCCGGGTGTCGGGATCGCCCGGCGGCATCGTGTTACCTCCTTATGGAAAGCTGCCTGAGCAGACAAGGGCAGCTCGTCTGCGGCGACAGGGGGACGCGCAGGCGCAGGCGGTGCAAGTCCGCTCTGCATAGGGGCCGGGAGACCGGCCCCTGACGAAAGGAGAATGGAAATGTCACACGTAGTCGATCTGACGGGCACGGACTTTGGATATTTGCACGTCATCGGGCGGGATACCAGTAAAAAAGGAGACACGGCGCACTGGATCTGCCGGTGTAAATGCGGGACCATCTGCAGCAAGGACGGAAAATACCTCCGGAACGGGCATGCAAAAAGCTGCGGCTGCTTCCGGAAAGAACGCGCGGCCACGCTCGTCACCAAGAGGGATCCAGCCAAAAAGCCAAAAGCCGAACCGAAGAAGAAAAAATTCGGCCGCGGCCCGCAGCGGGCAGGCTCCGGGATCTGCTACAACCCACTCTGCCCGACGCGCAACAACTACCGCGGCGCCTGGAGCTGCACCGAATGCCGCTTCTGCCCGGAACGCAAATTTGCCCGCCAGTCGAGGCGGGAGATCATCACAATTTAGAGGAAGATACATGCACGTGTATGGCGTGCGGGTACAAGGACTGACGCTGAACGGGGGGCCGGAATTTCCGGCCACGCTTTGAGCGGGCAGAAAAAACAAAGGAGGGCTACAGCATGCAATGGGAACAGGGATGCTTATTCGATGACAACCCGGAGTATGACGCATTTACGGAGAAATTCAAACCCAAAAAGACAACGGACGACTGCTACACGCCACCGCTTGTTTATGATGCGATCCGGGATTGGGCGTGCAGTGAATATGGGATTGACCCGGCCTGCATCGTGCGGCCATTCTATCCGGGTGGGGACTATGAGCGTCTTGACTATCCGGACGGCTGCGTCGTGCTGGACAACCCGCCTTTTTCGATTCTTTCAAAAATCTGCGAATTCTACATAGACAGAGGGATTGCGTTCTTTCTTTTTGCGCCATCGCTCACGGCGTTCTCCGGCCGATCAGTTGTGCTGAGGATGAACCATATCATTTGCGATGCAGACATCACGTATGAAAATGGCGCAGTCGTTCGCACGGCGTTTGTAACAAGTTTCGGAGGAAACATCGCGCAGAGCGCCCCGACGCTCAGAAAAGCGGTCGAACGGGCGATGCGGCAGATTAAGGCGGAGACAAAAAAGGAGCTGCCGAAATATACATATCCGGACCATGTGCTGACGGCAGCCATGCTGGAGCGATATGCACACTACGGGATAGAGTTTGCGGTTAAGCGCGAGGACTGCACGTGCGTTACAACGTTGGACAGTCAGCGCGCAGCGGGAAAGAAAATCTTTGGTGGCGGACTGCTGCTGTCAAACCGAGCTGCCGCCGAGAAAGCTGCCGCCGAGAAAGCTGCCGCCGAGAAAGATGCCGCCGAGAAAGCCGCCGCGCACGTCTGGGAGCTGTCTGAACGTGAAAAGGGCATTATTGCGAGCCTCGGGAAATAAACCGAGGCAGGAGGAGCTATGGTAAAGCGACACAAGCGCCGGAAGTTTTCCGGGAGGGTCTGCGAGCAGATCGTGTACACGGTGGCGGGCGGCGCGGGTGCGAGGAC